CCGTTTGGAAGAGTCTGCCGAGACAGGCGATCGGTTCCTTGTCTCCGGAACCGACGAAGAATTGATGATCGATATCCGGCAGGAAGGGAACCCTATGGATGTCGCAGACGCAGATGGCAACTCCATTTGGAGTGACCCGCCAGAACGTCAACAGTCTCCACAGGCTAGTATATAACTGGACGATAGCTATTATTTTTCAATTCACTAGGCCGCCTTCTTGGCGGCCTTTTGCTTTCGGCCAACAACGTCAGGAAAGACGCATAAGTACCTGAAAAGACAAGATTGGACAATTTAGTTCGGCAACGCCGCGCGAGAAACGCGCGAGAAGTGAGAAGGGCCTTGGACAATGAAAGACAACGATGTCAGCGACCTGCTTTACGGCCTGAACGCCATCGGAGGCTATCTTCGGATGACGGCGCGGCAGGCCAAGCACCGCGCGCTCACCGGGCAGATTCCGACCTTCAAGGTCGGCCGCAATGTCTGCGCCCGGAAGGCCAGTCTGGACGCTTGGCTCGCGGAGCGCGAGGCGGCGGCGCGCGGGGAGGCCCCGAAATGCCCCTGATCACGCGCGGCGCCAATCTCGCGATCACCTCCTACGATCCTGCGACGCGGACCTTCGTTGCGGTCGCGGCGACGGAAACCCCCGTGCGCCGCTACGACTACGACACGGATCAGATGATCGAGGAAATCCTCGTCATCACCCCCGAGGCGGTCGACCTGTCGCAATATGCGACCGGGCGGGCTCCCCTCCTGAACGCGCACAAGCGCAATTCGATGGGGGATCAGATCGGCGTGATCCGCTCCGCCCGGATCGAGGACCGCCAGCTCGTCGTCGTCGTCGAGGTGTCGCCGTCCGACGATTTGAAGCCGATCCGCGACGCGCTCGAGGCCGGAACCGCCCGCAACGTCTCGGTCGGCTTCGACAGCCTGGCCCGCGAAGTCGTCGCCCCACGGGGCGGCGGGCTGGCCTCCGTTCGCGTGACGCGGTGGTGCCCGCGCGAACTCTCCCTCGTGCCCCTCGGGGCCGATCCCAATGCCTTCATCCGCTCCGAAGGAGGAGTCACCATGCCCCAGATCAACGATTTCGAGAGCCACGACGATAACGAGCCGCAGGATGAGCCCCGCGTGCCGCGCCGGACGGTCGATCCGCAGACGCGCGCGGAGCGCGCGCGCGTCTCAAGCATCGCCAATATCGCCGAACGCGCCGGCATGCCGATGGACGTGCAGCGCCGCGCCATCGACGACGGAACCACGGTCGAGACGTTCCGCGAGGCGGCCTTCGACTTCCTGGAGCAGCGGCAGCGCCGCGTCCTTACGGATCCGGCCAGTCGGGGGAGCTCCAGGGAGGCCTACGGCTCATTCGACGATCCGTTCTTCCTGTCCCGGTCGGTCGAGAACGCCCTGTATGCCCGCATGAGCGGCACCGCCCCCGAGGGGGCCGCCCGTGAGTTCATGGGGCAGCGCATCCTCGACATGGGCGCGGAGCTACTGCGCATGCAGGGCGAGCGCGTGGATGCGAGCCGGCCCGAATACCTCGCGAGCCGCCTCATGGCACGCGAGCCCAACCGCCGCTCGTGGTTCGGCCGCGCCTCCGGCGGCATGCACACCACGAGCGACTTCCCCGTGCTGCTTCAGAACGCCATGGGCCGCCGGCTCCTCGACCTGTACAAGGCGGCGGAATCCGGCGCGTCCATGATCGCGGCTCCGGGCCGGGCGGCGGACTTCCGCCCGATCAACGAATCCCGCCTTTCGTCCTTCCCGGCCCTGGAGAAGGTGAACGAGCATGGCGAGATCAAGTTCGGCTCGCTCCAGGAAAGCGGCGAGACGCTTCAGATTCAAAGCTTCGCGCGGGGCATTTCCGTCACGTTCCAGGTCCTCGTGAACGACGACCTCGATGCCATCTCCCGTTCGATCCGCGACATCGCGTTCGCGGCGAACGAGCTGAAGGCATCGCTCATCCTCACCGCCCTGGCCGCGAAGATGGTCGACAACAAGACGTTTTTCCATGCGGATCACGCCAATCTCGGCACCGGAGCCGTCATTTCGACGGAATCGGTGGGCGCCGGCCGCCTCGCCATGCGCTCGCAAACGGCCATGGACGGGAAGACCCCGCTCGGCATCGGCCCGAAGTTCCTTCTCGTCCCCTCCGCGCTCGAAACGGATGCCGAGAAGTTCCTGACGGCGCTCAACCCGACGACGATGAGCGACGCGAACCCTTTCCAGGGCAAGCTTCACCTCGCGGTCGAGCCGCGTCTGTCGAGCGCGTCGAATTGGTTCCTGTTCGCCGATCCGGGCATCTATCCGGCGCTCAAGTTCCTCTCGCTCGACGGACATGAAGGGCCGCGCCTTGAGATGGAGGAACGGTTCACCCAGCTCGGCACCGACTATCGCGTGACCATGCATTGCGGTGCCGGCCCGGTGGATCACCGCGCGGCCTACAAGAACCCGAACTGAGGCTTCGAGCCTCGTTCGGCGCGTCGGGGACGCGGGCGGCCGTGGCCTTCTCCTGCACGGCTCTACCCTGCCCCGGCGCGGGGCGGCGAGGGGAGTGGTTGACCCCTCGCCGCCATCCCCTGCAACGCCCCCAAATCCCGCAATTGCGGGATTAAGGGGGCCGTCCCCTACCCTCGGACCGCCCCGTCCCCCGTGCCCTCCCGAGGGCCTGCACGCGGCCATCCACGGAGGCCGTCAACGCCCCCCATCCACGGAGGGGGGCGGCGGGTCCTTCCGGGCGTACGCCCCCACCGCGCTGCACGGCAGCGCGGGTTTTCGCCAGTCTGAGCCGCTAAAAAAAGCCTAAAGTCGGGACCTAAAGTCCTAAAGTCGGCGGCCCCAACGCTCTGATATTCAAAGCGAAACGCCCGATTTTTGGGCCTCGCTTTCCTAAAGTCGGGCTAAAGTCGGCGCCTAAAGTCGCGCCGCCCACCCGAACCCTCCCAACATCCTGACGAGGACGGCCATGAGCACGACCACGCTTCCCCTCTCCACGCCGATCGAGGGCGGTGGGGAGCCCATCACCTCCATCACCCTGCGCCCGCCCTCGCTCTTGGAATACGCCTCCATCGGCGAGCCCTACGACTTCCCGCAGGGCGTCTATGTCGAGAACACCGAGGCCATCGCCCAGTATGTCGAGCTGGCGATCGACCCGACCGTGCGGGCGCGCGTCATGGCCGGGGCCTCCCTTCGGGACGCCGTCGCCATCAAGAACCAGGTGCTCGATTTTTTTATCGAGGCGAGGCGGGTCGACACGCCGCAGACCTCGCCGACGTCCTCGTCCTCGACGCCCGGCTGATCTCCCCGGCCGACGCCCTGCGCATGAGCGCGGCCGATCTCTCCTATTGGGCCGACCGCTTGATCCGCCGCCGGTCCGCATGAGGATGCCATGAGCAATCTCACGTCCACGCTCACGATCCAGGCGAAGGACGCGACCAAAGCCGGGATCGCGTCCGCGCTGTCGAACCTGACCGGCTTCGGCCGGAAGGCCGCCCGCGCGCAAGCTGAACTGGACCGGCTCAAGAAGCAGCGGGATCAGGCGGAAACGCGCCTGAAGGCGGTCGACAAGTTCCAGAGCCAATCCGACCGCGTCGCCCTCGCTCGGGAGAAGATGAACGCGGCCCAGGCCACCCTCGAAGGTGCGAAAAGGGCCTCGAAACGAAAGCAGGAGGCCGTGACGAATGCCGTGGCCGCCTATGAGCGCCAGAATGCCGCCATGGACAAGGCGAGACGCCAACTCGATGCCCTCAATATTCCGATCACCAAGGTCGCGGCAGAGCAGCAGCGCTTGAAATCCGTCGTCGACAAGACGACGGCGTCGATCGCCCGCCAGCAGGAGCGCCTTCAGGAATTGGGCGATGCCCACTCCTCATCTCGTGGGCGCCGCGGCGCGCCCACTGCCTCAGCGCGGGCGCGCCGCGCGGAAGGCGGCGCACGTTCGCGTGCCTCCGCTCGTGCCGCCGAAGCCTCGGGGGGCTCGGGCGCGGGGGCGACGATCGTCGCGGCCGGTTCCCGCTTCCTGGCCCCGGCCGCCGTCGCCTACGGCGCCGCGAAGGCGGTCACGACCTTTGCCGACGACGAGCGCCGCATGACCCGGATCGGCATCAACGCCGATGCGACCCGCGAGCAGATGCGCGCGACCATGCGGGAAGCCTACGATCTCGCCATCAAGACCGCCCAGCCCTTCGGGAAGGTCGTCGAGGGCATGGAAGTTCTCGCCGCCCAGGGCCGGACACTGAAAGAGGTGCGCGGATTCATTCCGGCGGTGGTGCGCACCGCGCAGGCCTCCGGTTCTGAGGTGTCCGACATCGCGAAAACCGCCGATGCGGTGGGCTCGCATATG